TGACCTCGATTCGCTTTTAGCCTTCGCCTCAAGGTCTGCCTTCTCCGATGGGGAAAGACGGACCGTGATTGATTTGTTGTTGGTCTTAGTTTTAGTCATAGGTGTAAAATTGAGGCAAATTGAAACAAAATGATTCATTGGAGCGAATTATGTACTGCAAACGCTTAATTTGCAACAGTGGGAGTAACAAAAATGGTTAATTTCGATAGATTAATTGAGGAGCGCAAGCGGATGGGTCTAAATCAGGCTGATTTCGGCGCGATCGGTGGGGTCACCAAGCAAAGCCAACACATGTATGAGGTGGGCAAACGGTTCCCCGATGTGGCTTACTTGGCCGCAATTGCTGCGGAAGGGGCCGATGTGCTTTACATCGTCACCGGCAGACGCACACCCAACACGCTGCAAACGCTTAGCGCCGAGGAAAACGCCTTGCTTGCATCGTTCTCGGCCGCGCCACAGCTTGGCCAAGTCGCCGCCATGGCCGCGCTTGAAGCCACCACCCAAGCCACGCAGCCACAACAGGTGTTCCATGGCAACGTGGGCAACGTGATCGGGACCAACACCGCATCCATCAATCAAACCTTCGGCAATACGCCGCGAAAAAAGTAAATGAGCGCATCACAGCAATATCACGGCGATGTTGGTGTGGTGGTGACAGGTCGTGCGCACATCCATCAAGCGCGAAAAGAAAGCGCCTTGGCCCCGCTTGAGGAAGAACATTTTTTTCAACTCACAGGCATTCGCGCATCGTGGCAAGCCCGCGTGTGTTTGATGTTTCTGATTGAGTTTGTGGATGTTCAAATTTTTGAACTTCGCCGCGTATGGGGCCGCGAACTGCAGTTTGTTGATGGCCACTTTGTGGTGCGCACATCGCCGTATCAGAAGTGGGCGTTTTTTGTTGCAGCTGTGGCTTTTGTCGTGCAAGTGTTGCTCGTTATTTATCAGGCGCAATTCAGCACCTTTGACCTGGTTGATGTGATGACGGTGGCCGCTGAGCTGGTGGGCATCGGCGGCTTGGCTCTGTTGATTGAGCGCCGTGTTTATCACCCCTATCGAATTGCTCAGCGCATCAATGCTGATTTGCCCCATGCAAACGTGTTCTTAAATGAGGCCTTGCTTCGTGCTCGGCTTCGGCTTCACGCCTTAGAGGAAAGTCTTTAACCATGACCTTTGCAAATGTGCTCCTGGTGTTGTTGAGCCTGGTGGCCGTTTGGTGGCGCGTGGTGCGCGTAGGGCGAGGCTTTGGCGTTGGGGTGTGGTGGTTGCATTGGTTTGGTGCTTCGTCGGCCTTCTCGCTCGGTTTGGTGATGTTTGCCGCCATGGATGCGGGCGGCGTGTGGCACATGCTCACGTTGTTGCTGTTGGGCGGTGTGGCGTGGCTTTGGTTGGATGACGCAATGGGGGCCATCGAGCAATGGGCAAGACCCAACCCAACCCCAACACCCGAGGCGACCTTTGTGGCTAAGCCCACCAACGTGAGTTTTTTGCACCCCATGCGCCAAGTGGTGCGCCCCAAGGTTCGCCTCGACCCCATCCACTTGCCCGAGCGCGTGGCCTTTACCTATGCCAGCCGCGACACCGGCACCAAGCATCGGGTGGTCAGCGTGAACAAGGTCCACACACTGAGCTACCCGCCCAAGTTCACCGGCTGGTGTGAGATCTCCAACTCGCTCAAAACTTTTAGGGTGGACCGCATCGAGGGCGATGTGGTGCGCCAAGACACCGGCGAGGTGGTGGCTGCGGCTGATTGGTTCAAGGCGATCAGGGCCAAGGCTTAAAAGGGCGCTTAGTCGGGCAGCACATCCACCTTGGTTTCAAGTTCCAGCTGCGTGGTGAACCCGCCATCGCCCATGTTGTGCACGACCTTGGTGATGGTCCAGCCGATCGCGTCGATCTGTGGTTTGAAGCCCACCACCTTGACGGGTTGCTCGGGCAGTAGATCGGGGCGACCGTAGGCCAGCGTGATGCCAAAGTTGGCCACGCCACGTTGCAGCCGGTCCCATGCGCTGCGGGCGGCTCGTTCGGCGTTGTCCTTGGTGGCGTAGCTGTGGCGCAAGGTCAGCACGTTGCCCGCATCATTGAACGTGGGGTCGTTGGCTTTGTCGGTCGTGGCGGGTAGGGCATCGGGCAAACCACTGGTGCTGGCCAAGGGTGCTTTGTTGAGGTCTTTGATGCTCTTGTTGGTCACCAGCACCTCGCCACTCACGCGGTGCAATGCGTCTTTGTAGGTGGCCTTGACTTGGCTGTAGGTGCGCTTGGCCAACACCAGCTTGGCACCCGCCACAGCCTTGGCGCGGCTGGCATAGGTGTGGGTGATGGTGAACACGGGGTCGGTGCTGTTGGCCAGTGCGTTGGCTGCTTTTTGTTTGTTGGCCAGCTGTTCGCGCAACAGCTTGGCGCTTTGCTCGTTGACCATCACCACACCGCGCTTGCCCTGCGTCACATCAAAGTAGTTGGCGCGCACGGCCGAATAGGCCTCGCGGTCGGACACGGCGAAGCGGTGGCGGTCGCCCTCGGCGCGTTGGATGGTGGCCACGGGCAACAACTGCCCGCTGACCGTTTGGCCAAGCCCCGCCGGTGTGAACAGCAAGTGGTCGTCCTTGACCGCCGCGATCGCCCCGTGCATGTCGGCCAAGCGGGTGAGCATGTTGGCATCGCTCTCGTTGGTTTGGTCAAAGTGGGCCACTTCAATCGGCTCAAGCGTTGAGCTCAATGCGGGTTGAAGGTCGTTGCGAAGGGCGATGGCGCTGACCACGCCACCCACCGTGGTGTCGTGCCAGCTTTGCTCACGCTTCTCGGTCAGGCCCGCGCGTAGGTCGGCGCTGCGGGCGCGAATCACCAGCGTGTCAGGGGTGCCGCTGTGCTCGACTTCGTCCACCGTGAAGCTGCCTTTGTCCACCGTGCCGGTGTCGCTCCACCCGATGGCCACACGCACCTTGCCGCCCTTGGGCGGGATTTCCACCATGCCATCGCTGTCGTCCAGGGTGATTTCCACCGTGTCAGCTTCGAAGCCTCGGTTGTCGGTGACCGTTAAATTCATCAAGCGGGCATCGAGCAAGTGGTTGATGTTGGTGGTGCCCACCGTGATGTTGTAGGCGGGCTTGCGCATCTTGAGGTTGTCGAACATGGTGGCCGTGCTTTACAACAGGTACTTCAACACATCGCGGGTGAGCGAAGCGGCGCGGTTGAGCAAGTTTTCGTCCATGCGCTTGAGGCTGATTTGAAACTCAATGCGCCGCGCTGCACCATCGGCAAAAAACAAGGTGCGCGTGGTGCTCAAGCCCTCCACCACAAACAGGCCATACACATGGCCCGTGCCCTCCAGCAATGGCCAAGCCTCGCCACGGTCGGCCATGGTTTCGAGCAAGGCCAGCGACACGGTGCCGCCGGTGATTTCGGGCAACAGCACACCACTCAGGGTTATGGTGTCGTTGTCTCGGCCCACAAACTGCATGCCAGGCACAGCACCCACGCGGCCGTTGGTGGCATAGCGCCACTTCACTTGGCGCTGAAAGTCTTGATAGGGCAGGGTGTCCATCTTGAACACAAACACACCCAAGGTGAGCATCACGCCCACACTGGGCACGGGGGATTGAATGTTTAGCATGTGCGTGTGCCTTGGTTAGTCAGCATCGGTGAATCGGCTGCGCTTGGCCACGGCGGCTTGTCGCGTGATGCGGTCCACCTCTTGCGCCACCAGTTTGGCCAAGGCGGTTTCGTCCATTCCGGCTGATGGGTTGACCGTGATTTGAATGATGGTGTCGCCACCACCCGCGCTTGATGCACCGGCCACGCTCAGTGGTGCGCGGTGGTCAATCGGTACCGCCATGGCCGAGGCCCCGATGGTGATGCCCGCGCCAAGCGCTGCCATCTTCTTGGCCAAGCTGTTGACACGGCCAAGCGGCCCGTCTTCGTGGTTGTCAAAGCCCATACTCAAACCGTCCATGACGTGGCCGCCGATTTCGGCAAACACACGGCTCGGGCTCTTGATGCCAAGCGAATCACGCGCCGTTTGCGCGATGCGGTTGCCCATGTTGGTGAACCACTGCTTGGCCCCCTCAAAGCGCGCCGACAGGCCCGCCATGAGGCCATCAATCACTTGGCCACCGATGGTCACAAACTTGGCGGGCAAGCCGGTCACGTAGTCCCACAGGCCCACGGCACCGCCGCGAATGTTGGCCCACAGCGCGGCGAACTTTGGCCCGAGGGTGTCCCAATTCGCCCACACATAAATGGCAGCTGCAGCGATAGCGGCCACGACCGCCAAAATCGGGTTGGCCAACATCAAGCGGCCCAACCACAGCATGACCGTGCCCACCATCTTGATACCGCTCCACAGCTTGCCCATCATGGCTGCCATGGTGAAGCCTTGAATGCCTATCAATGAGAACGCGAACTTGGTCAGTGCAATGGGGCCAAGCAACGCGGCCACCGCCAAGGCTAGGCCACCAAAGCCCACCAGCACCGCGCCCACTGTGGCGGCTGTGTAGCCCAACCACTTGACCAGCGAAGGGAAGGCCTCGGCAAAGTTGGCCACGCCGTTGGTGATGCTGTGAATCACATCCAACATGGTCGAGTACACCGGCAACAGCTTCTCGCCAAGCAACTGCTGCACATCGTCCATGCGCTTGGCCAAGGCCGCGCGTTTGCCATCGGCGCTTTCCATGGCGATGGCGTAGGTGTCGTCAATGCCGGCGGCTCCACGGTTGCGCCCTGCAGCCTTGTTGATGATGTCGCGTTGGTCCAAGTAAGTAGTGAACACCTTGGCGCCTGTGCGGCTGCCCATCACAGTGGCCAGCATGTCGCGCACCGCGCTCGGGTCGGTGATGCCCTTCTTGGCCAAGGCTGGCAGAAAGTGCGATTCCAACCACTCGAAGGGGTTGCTCTTGTAGGTGTCAGAACCAATGATGGCCCCGACCTTCATGCGCTTGATCTGCCCGACCTTGTCGTATTCGACCATGTCTTTTTTCAACAGGCCCAAGTCGCCCATGGTGCGGGCCGCGCTGGTGGTGGACTTGCCAAGGTACATGTTTTGGAATGCACTCATCAAGCCGGTACCCACTTGGAAACCGCCCATCTCTTGAATCAGTGGCTCCATCACGTTATAAAACGTGTCGGTGTTCAGCTGCTTTGAGGCCACGCCACCTGTTTGGATAAATTCGCGGTAGTCCTTGCTCCCCACGCGCCCGCCTGTGCTGCTCATCACCTTTTGAATGAGGTTGGCCTCGGCTTCGAAGGTCTTGGCATCTTTGGCCCCGCCGCGAAGCTCCACCACTTTGAGCATGTCGTAAAGCTGGTCTGTTTTCTCGCCACCTTTTTCACCAAACAAAGCCGCGTTGGCGAACTTCATTTTTTGCATGACCGGCACAGCCATCTCGGCGTGGTGGAGGTCAGCAAAGATGGTCAGGCCATCGCGCATCAAGTCGATGTTGTCGCGCATCGATGTGCCGTATTTGTGCATGCCTCGGGCGAATTTGTCCGAATCTTGCACCACATGGTCACCCATGCCCAAGGCCTTGATGCGCAGCATGTCTTTTTGGTAGTGGCTGGCTTGGTCGATGGTGTGGCCCAAGCCAAACATGATGGCCCCGCCCGTGCCCCCTGCCACTGCACCGCTGGTTGCCAGCTTGGTTTGTGTGGCTTGTGCCTTGTCATAAGAGGCCTTGGCTGCGTGCATTTGCTTGGCGCGTTGGTTGATGCCAT